GGGCGGGACGACAATGTTTTGGGCATGGTATGAGGGTTGGATGCTGGCAGCGGGAACACTCTGAACTCTAGTGTCCTTGCCTGCTTAACCCGGTGCCGGGTTGGGCGGGTTGGAACCCTAGACAGAACGGAAACACAATGGAGAAAATGATTATTGACCTCCGCCCTGGCGACAAGATTACGCTTTCGGAGGGTACGCATACGGTCATCGATAACCCGTACATGCCTTACGGCCATAGCAACATGGTTCGGGTGTTGGTCAAGTCTCACATGGGCGTTGAGCGGGTGTTTCAGTCCCTCAGTCAATGGGACCATATCACCGTAGGCTAGTGTCCTTGCCTTGCCGATCCCTCCCGGGGTTGGCAGGGTTGGAATCCTAGACAGAACGGAAACAGAATGTTTGATGAAATGGATGAAACCGTTGACCGGTTCATGGCAGCTTTGCCGATTCAGGACCGGATGAAAAACCTGACCGACGTTCACCGCATCGCACGCCAAACCGGTAACAACTTTTTTTCCAAGAGTGCAATGCGATTTTTCAACAGTCGCATTGTGGGCGGGACACGCTCAACTAGTGACGGTCAGGTGTGGTTTATTACGTCCGAAAAGATGGATGACGACTTGCAGGGTAACAGTTTTCCGCGTCTGTACAAGGTGCGTCGGGCAATGATGCAGGGTGACCGGCTGGACATTACCAGTATTGGTGAGGAACACGCGACGGTGAAAGATGCGCAACGGGCCATGATTGCAGCTATCAAGCGCTAGTGTGGTTGTGTGGTTACCGGGTAACCGGTGGCCCGCACTGTCAAACTAGACAAGGATGATAATGGGTAAAACAGGTTTCACCGTCACCACCTGGGCCAACGGCTACGGCAGGTGGCACGCCAAAGTCAAGGTTCCGAACATGGCATGCATGGGGCCGGTAGTGCAACGGGCAGCACGGAAGGCTATCATTGCCGAGCTTGACGCCCGCGACCTGGGCCACGCCAACGTCGGCGTACGGTTCGTCGGTATCGAGAATGGTCAGGTTCATTATGAGGAAGTTGCTCTCAATGAACGGTGAGCGCGACCCCATGGGGGTCTGGGCACCATGGCATCACCGGTTCGACATCGGCTGGATCATCGGCTTGTTGGCCTTGGGTTTGGCGTTTTTGGTGATTACGCAGAGCATGGGAGGCGAATGGCAATGACTAGTCGGACGATTAGGAATTGTGAATGTTGCGGCACTGTTGACAGGAGGTACTGAAATGGAATATGAAATCCTTATTGCCTGCGAATCATCGGGCACCGTTCGGGACGCTTTCACCAGACAAGGTTTTCGGGCAATCAGTTGCGACCTGCTCCCTACCGACAGCCCCGGACCACACTACCAGGGGGACGTTAGGGACTTAATGGGAGAGAAATGGTCCCTTGTGATTGCTCACCCTACCTGCACGTATCTCACGAATAGCGGTGTTCGTTGGCTGTACAATGCTGACGGCAGCTTTGATGAGGAGCGATGGACGCTCATGAATGAGGGCGCCGATTTCTTCAAACTCATGTTCGATTTCGACTCGGAATATATTGCGGTGGAGAATCCTGTCATGCATTCTTGGGCCACCCATCGGCACGGCAAGGGCAAAGCGTCACAGTATGTTCAGCCGTGGCAGTTCGGGCATATGCAGTCCAAGCGTACCGGGTTGTGGCTCAAGAATCTGCCGCCCCTTGCCGATACTGACAATGTGTACGATGAAATGATGCTCCTGCCCTACGGTCAGCGTAATGAGGTTCACCACGCCTCACCAGGGCCGGGATCGTTGGAAGATTCGTTCCAAGACCTACAGCGGCTTGGCTGAGGCTATGGCGGCACAGTGGGGGCCGTTGCTATGATGCGTCGATTGCTGACCACAGCCCCCGGCAGCCCCATCGCCACCGCAGCCGTGTTCTACGATCCGGCAACGAACGAATCCACCCTGGGTTTGATCACCCACACCAACCCTACCGAACCGATTGGAACCGAAAATGTTTGTGACGATTATCGACGGACCAGCCCGACATTTGGGCCGTCAGAGTTTGCCCCTGCGCGCGAAGGAGGCTGGGACGATGTACCGTAACGGCGTCACCATCGCCGGGGTACGGTACGTGAGGGTTCGGGGAAGTCTCGGGGACCAAACCCTCTCATGCGCGCCGATAGACAGGCGGTACTGACAATGTACCGTAACGGAATCAGCCTCAAATGGCACGTGTTCAAAACAGACGAACCAATGTATGGGACCTGCTGTTGGGTTGCGGAGCGTGACAGAATAAACTGGTTTTTCGAGACCTGGGACGCTGCCTACAATTGGGCAATCGGCTGGCATCGACTAGACGCATGAAAAGTGGGGCCTACTCATAATAGGCCCCACTTTCTATTCACTTGTTGGCACGAATAGTGCCCTCAAACCCGCGCTAGGGAGGATCACGCGGGGAGACTAAATGTAGCTCGAGCTGATCTGTACCCCTGCCGCCAGCACCGTCGTATCAGTCTTGACCGCCAAAGCTGTCGCACCAATCGCAATACCGGTAGAGAAGCGTTTACCCACAGCACCGAACTGGAAAGTTTGTGACGTGTTCGCCAAAACCTGCAACGTCATGATCGGAGTATCCGTACCGGCAGCCGGGGCAGATGCCTTATTGTAAAGCTTCGCGTAGCAAGCGGTAGCAGTCACGTTCGACACCGTGATCTCATACAAGTTACCCGCCGACGCTTTGATCGACGCCGCAATGACTGCCGCTGTGGATTCCACAGAATAGGCGGTAGATGCAGCAGGGGTGGCAGTCACGTTACCGGCAGTAATGTTGGACACCGTACCCACGGTCGTGACCGTACCTGAGGCCACCGTCACTGAACCGACAGCGGCAGCACCCGCACCCAACACCACAGTACCGATACTGTTCGAACCGGCAGGCAGGGCAGGCAGGGCCGTCACACCAACCGTACCAATCGCGGCAGCACCCGCCGTCAGGGCATGAGCGTTGACCGTCAGGGTCGGCATGGTGGCAGAGTCCACGATGACGTGCGGAACACCCGACACGGTAACGGCGGGATGGGTGTCCACGATGACGTGGGGAATGTTCGACACCGACACTGAGCCTGCCGGGAGAGTGTCCACGATGACGTGCGGGACGTTCGTCACCGCAACATTCTCGGTGCCCTCAGCACCGCCTCCCCTGGTGGCAATCGTGATAGAGCCACTGTTCAAACCTTCAACCAAATCCTTGATTTCCATTTGCTTACTCCCCCTCAATACCGGCGACCACAGCGGCACGCTCGGGAACATAATCGCCATCCTCAGGACGGGTGCCCAGCGCCACCACTGACGAGACACCATTCACAACGTCCGCCGTCTGAGCATCCAACCGGGCAGTCAGTTGTCCGTTCGTCTGCTTCACAACCTGACGCACACCGTTATGGACGAACAGCATTCCACCAATGACGGGGATGAACAGCATGAGCCACGTGGTGAACTCGGCAGTAGTCTTACCCATGAGGATCAGCGTGAACACACCAACGATTGCCGCCAGGGCAACCACGATAATGCCGACACGCTCAATAACCGTGTTCTGATTGTCTTGCGCGGGGGTGATAGGGGAGGTCATTGTTTCGGCTTTCTGTGTTAGCGTTTCATGACTCCAATGAAAGCATTCCGAGCCTTCGGACTGCTAAAGAACAGCCTACCGTGCGAGAACTGCGTACGCAATGACTGCATCGTTTTGTCGTTTTTGAGCATGAGCACTTTGCCTGGTTCCATTTTCTCGGGCACAATTGTCCAAATGTTTTCCAGCTTGGGCCGTTTCTCATCGGCATACCAAAGGCGACTGTTGTAGTCAATCCACAATGCAAAAATACCGGTCTCGGTTTCAATTGTGGCATAGTAGCGAGCTGCCGGAGACTTCTTACGAACAAACGCAAGGTGCGCATCCTTGAACACGCCACCGATAGAATAATCGGCGTATTCGGTGTTCTCAATAAACTGTCCCAATGCTGTCTGCCGCACCTGGGAAGCAAACTCATGATCCTCAATCAGATTGACGCACAAAAAGTATCGTTGTGCGCCGGTGACAGGATCGATGATCGGGCCTTTGGTGATGAACTCTTTGAACTCCTCAACCCGCACGTCCCAATCAATAAAGTAAGGGTTCATGATACTGACACTGTTGGAAATCAGTATGGCACGGGTACGGTCCTGCCACCGGTCCACAGTGTTGTAAAAGTCGAGAAATGCGCGGACCTCATTGGGCAAATACCTGACTGCGCCACGGTCAATGATGAACTCATCAAAAATGATGAGCGTGACCTTCGCGTACGATACAGATTTTTTCTGTTGCGAGTTGGACAGGGCGACAAAGTGGCCGATGATTTCCCACTGTTTCGAGCCTGCCTTTTTCATTTCCGCCGACTGCCCGTTGACACGGAACATGTAGCCGGGGAACTCTTCGCGAATATTGTCCGCAATGTCATCAAAAAACGATGTGCGGGTCATGAGTTCCGTCTTGTAACGCCGAAGCAGAATGAACTGCTCACCCTTCTTGATGGCGTTACGGATTGCAAGTTTCTTTGCGCCGTAGGTTTTACCGTCACCACGAGGTCCGATAGCAATATTGATCGTTGCGTTACGGGACAGCAGATTCCCAAAATCGTAGTAATGAAAGCCGCGAGCGGCCTTGGTGACAGGACTCGGGGTAGTTTGTTCGGTGGCAGCCATGCTAGCCATTATAGCCATTCCCTCAGCTTCGCGCCATAATAGGCTTGATGCGAACCCTTATGGTGACCCTCAAGATGACAGATACACCGGGACAACCACGGGTGACGCGATGCGCAGAACATTAGGCATACCTGAGAACTTTCAACTTGCCGGTGAAATAGTTGACCTGCAAAGACAACGCTTGAATCCGGGGTCCGTCCGTCCGCACGTTTGAGATGCCTATCACCTGGGAACCGCCCATGTACATTTCCACATGTGACCATGTTTCGCCAGACTTGGCATAAAAGATGAGGTCTCCCGGCAACATGCCGGTACCGGCCAGAATCTCGCTGCGGGTAGTTGTGATCGTCGTTCCCAGCGGGCCGTCAGCCTGAGCACGGGAATCCTTACCGATGTTGATTCCGCGTACCGCCTTGTAACAGGAATATTGCAACCCTGAACAGTCTGTGACGCCGGAGGAGTCAGGGTCGAGCCTGCCGGTGCCCTGGGAATAGTGGAACTGGCCCAACCGGGCCATGTGCCATGCGATCAGGTCCGCCGTGTCTGTGGACAGGACAGGGTTCGCTGCCGTCACACGGTCCCTGGGAACCCACCGCTGCGGCCCTGACGGCACCGCAATGGTTTCGTGCCCCATTACATCGATCAGGTGCAGACAGTCGCCTGTGCGACGAATGTAGGCCAGGGAGGTACCATTGCTGTCACCCTCCGCAACGTCGGACACTGTGATATCCGCTTTCAACCAACCCCAATGATCCGACGCGCCACCGGTAGGGAACATGGCCGCACCCGACACCGACGATCCCGGTTTCGTCAGAATGTCGTCAATCCACTGACCCGATGAACTACCGTCCCACGAATCCAAGGCGGCGTTGGTCGGGCTGAATGATTGCAACGGCACGAAACCGGCAATAGAGTTCAGTACGCCTTTCGCGCTATCTGCGGACGTGCTGTATTCGTTGAAATCTCCTGCCAGGAAACAGTTGGGAATGTTTTTTGCGTAGTTCGCTATCTGGGTGGCCTCAGCTTTACGGGTGGCAGCCTCACCCGACCCGACAAGCAAATGTGTCAACAGGGCATGGACAATTTCACCTGTGGCATTCACTTTCACCGTGTAATCGGTCAACCGCTTATCGCCAGCGGTCAGCACAATCACCACCGACGATATGATCGTGTAAAGTGATGGGCGAAAGAAACAGGTGCGCGTGTTCGCGGTCTGTACCATGTCCCAGTCAGCATCGACAGCCTGCAAATGTTCCAAGATGTAGTCTGCCGAGCTATTGCCAACTTCCACGGCCAGGAAAAGGTCACAATTTCCTGTCACCAAAGAGACGAAATCGTCTATACGGGCCGTGAGGGCTGTGAAGCCCTCACGGTTGTCAAGATAGTGTGCCTTGGCATTCCCGTATCCGACATTGATTGACATTATCCGAGCACCCGTACCTTGGCACGATACCAAGCCGAACCGCCGACACCGTTAAGGGAACGCAGCCCATGGATCATTGAACTGCCGAATGTGGTTTCGTCGCCACCGGTCAGAGTGAATGCGATCAGTTGCGCGCCGTCAACGAACACCCGTACAACGTTACCTGTCACCGATGCCCGAAGGTTCCGCCACACCATACCGCCAGGATTCACCAAAGCTGCCGTAGCAAGCTGCGTAGCGACGCCCGCAACCTTTTTGTTCAGCTTCACATTCGCTGCGTCAATCACAACGTCCAGGAAGTTGCTGGTATCAATCACGCGCAATGCAACACCAACCTGGGTCGCACCCACACCCAACCGAACGTCAGACTCAACCTCGGCATTGATCGTACCGAAATCTGCACACAGCAACCCGGTAGCGGTAGCGTTCGCATTCAGGTACGGGAAACCAGCCACCCACGCATCGGTCACCACGTCAGAAATGTGACCCGAACCCCAACGATCCTTTACCGATCCGCCGTTGTGCAATGCCTCACCGTTGTGCCATCCCACGATCCGCACGTCACTATCGGGAGGATAACCGCCAGCAGCCTGATTATTCAGGAACGGTGCGCCAGCCTCGGTCACAGCAGACGCGAACATGATTTTTTGCGTGGCAGCTTCCAGCTTTGCCGGATTGTAAATCAAGGACTGTCGCGTGTCGGTCGGCCACACACGGATGCCATAATCCATGCTGCCTTTACTGACAGGCCTGTCAATGGTTGCATTTGCCACGTCGGCGGCAGAACCCAGATCGAAACCGATACTTCCCTTTGCACCGCGATTCTCGAATGACGGTTTGGTGACCGCAACACGATTACCGGAAATCTGCATACCGACAAAGGTCGCGTCCACGGCAGGCAAGTTGACCCAGCCTCTCGGTTCATTGACCGAAACGTCGGTGCATTGTGCAATGTAGAACACTGACCCATGTGCAACGTTCGCTGTACCCTCAACCACAAACGGGTTAACGGTGCCGTCGGAGCAGTACAGCAGGGCCACCGATCCCCTGTTGCCGTTTGCCGCATTGTCCTTCGGGTACTTGTCCCTCGTTGAATGCAAATCGGCTGTAGTGAAACCGTGCACACCGATCATGTCCAGCAGACCCTCGCAGTTGTCGGCTGTCAGCTTTGCCAGGGTCATGCCGTTGGTGTAGCGCAGGGAGAATGCGGAACCGCCCATACCATCCCGGGCGTAACAATCCGTCACCCTGACGTTCTCATTCCATGCTTTCGGAACATCGACGGTGATCGTTGGGTTGGACACGTAGAACAGGTGAGCAGGGGAAGAGGACGCCCATGAATGATTTGACACCATCTTGTACGAACCTCGGACGCGACTGAACTCTGCACCCTTCAAGCCCGACATGCGAACACCCGTCCACACCGACGACACCGAAATGTCGTCAACCGAAAGGTTGGTGATGAACTGGTAATCCACAGGATCAGTCAGGGTGGAAAGGAACGGGTACGGGAACCCAGCCAGAACACAGAACCAGTTCGACGCAACAATCCGGCCAAGCCGGAAACCGTCAACCCCACAGTCAAGCTTGACAGCCGTGGTCAGGTGCGGATCGTCGGTGCTGCCTGCAAAGTCCAGGGTATCGCCAACGTCCGCCAGCGGGCCGGTGAACGTAAAGCCGTCCACAGAAACATTGTCAGCCCACACGTAGAAAATGCCCTTGGACTTCACCGTCTGCGTAATGTTACACGCTGTAGGAGTGGACGCCCATACGCGCAAACCGTCTACCTGGATGTCGATATCGTCATTGATCGAACACTGCACACCGTCGAAACACACGTCAAGATCGTTGGCGACCGCATAAGTGAACGCCTCATTGATCGCGGCAACATTCTGTGCCGGGGTTGCCCCATCGGTGAGATACTTTGCAACAAACACCGACAGACGCGGACCAACATTGGCGGAGTTGACACCTTCCAGGGCAGCCAGCATTTCGTCCCGTAGTGCGGAATCCTCTCCGAACACGGTACGAATGTAGTTGTTGGTATTCGTTTGGGCTGCGATAACTTCCAACAGCTTTTCGCGCATCTTCTCCTGAATCTCAAGATGGGTACGTCCGTCCCGCATCGAGAAACCCTGAATATCAGAAATAGGGCCAAAAAGTGCCCCCGGCGAGACCGACACGGTTATTCCTTTCATACATAGAATCCTGCACATCCGTGATTTGCATGAACAGGGGCTCAAGCTCGTTGACAATAGAGGCTTCAATGTTCAGGAACGAACGTCGCCATTGCATCAACAGTGCCGCCGTGTGTCCCTGGCTACCCGTCAAATGTACCGCATTGGTAGCAGTATTGACACCATTCGATTGACTGTTGGAGTCCGTGAAAGCCGATGCGTAATCCGCGTTCCCCGACAGGGCCACCTGAGGCGTCTGACCCGACACTGCGCGAGACTTTGCTGTCGCATCATTCTCGGCGGTGGACGTTGCCTCATGGGTGGTGTCCTGGGTTTGGAACGGATCGAACGTCAAGCTCTCGGAGTGGAGCATCTGGTTGTAGAACGGCATGATGACACGCATTTTCTGGTTCAACATGTAACGGAACATGTCTACCGATTCCTGCCCGATTTCCCGGTAGAAATAGTAATCCAGAATCTTACGGTTCAGCCCGTAGAAATGTTGCCCGCCCTCAGGGGTGTCAACCTTGGTGTACTGCCAACGACGCTCATCGTCCAGCACGCCGCGCAACTGTTCCTTGTAGATCGGATAATCGTCGGAGGTCAAACCGAAATCGAAACCTTGTTCCATGAGGTCTTTGGTACGGATCGTGAATGTGCCGCCCATTACTTTTCGCCACCCTTCACACCAGGGATTTTCACAGTAGACGCCCCACTGTCAGTTTCAGCAATAGCTGCGGAACCCAATTCCATGCCGGGCATGTCCGCCATGTCGTCAACATTGACATTCCATTCCACACTGATATTCAACTCGGGCCAACGCCTGTTGATCCGGTCACACGCTTCCTGCCGAGAATCCAAAGCAATCCTGCGGGTGGCGAGCACTTCGGAATCGTTCGCGGAAACCTCAGCCGACACGAGCCGTTCACGCTTGTCCTGATTCGCATTATTGATACCCAGAAACGTCAAACATTCCGTCCACGTTTTCCGCTTGTCAATCAACATGTTCGTAATGGCATCCTTGTCCACTTGCATGTTGAGAACGGTGATAGCCTCAGCCAGATTCTTTTGGAACGCCTCTTGAACCTCAATCACGGACTGCCCACCGTCCAGTTGACGGTAGAACTCGCGCACCGACTTCGCCGTCTCAGGATTCGCGGCCAGCACGAACGGATGCCGCAGCGAGATAATGTTTGTCTCGACCGTAATGTCCATCATCGCCATGCGGTGCGCGTAAATGCCCACCATATCCAGCTCAGGGTGGCGCAGGTAGTTCGCCCAAATCGGCACAGCCTCCTTGGCCGAGACGGTGAGGCCGTCCAGGCCGGGCTGTGAACCGTTCGTGTAGATGTGGAACGCGGTAGGGTCGTAGTACATGTCGAGCGGGCCAGGGTTCGATGCCCTGAGGGCAAGAAACTTGCCCCATCCAGGGCGATTCTTGCCGGTGGCCTTGTCGATTTCCGGTGACTTGGTGTGCTTGAAAAACACGGCCAGCGCGTACCGGAACAGGGTGAGTTCGAGATAGCGGACCCGTACGTCGCCCAAGCTATTGTCGTCGTCGCGGTCGGGGAGTCCGGTCCATTTGAACCTGTTGCACGCGAGTTCGGTGATTTGCCGCATGTAGAACGATTCGATCAGGGACACCTGATTTTGGCCCTTGTTGTACCGAAAATTGTCGTACAGGCCACCGGCGTAGTCGGTATCCTTAGTCACAGTGTCACCCCTGAAAGCGGAGTGTTGTCCGCAAGATCAATACTAGCTATGTCGGTTGGGGTTGTCCACACAGTGACACCCTTCTCGAAAATACCGCGAATGGCCTGCTTGTACAATTCGGGACACGCGCCACTGGTCAAATAGGTTTCCTTCAACTTCCAATAGGTGAACTTGGTCATCACCTTGTAATCGGACGGCATGACATGGAACCTGTTGATTGCGTACCCGTACCTGAGCCAGTATTCACCGATAGCATTCCTGACGGCTGCCTGTAGTGTCTTGACGCGGAAGAACACGCCCCATTTTGCCATGACAAGATTGAATGCTTCCCCACCCATCTGCCCGGACGTGGACGGCTGTAGCATTTTGGTGTCCTGCACGCGGGCATTGATGCCACGAATCTCATTCTCATGGTCGCCCTTGGAGACGCTGATTGCCAGTTTCTCATTCATTCTGGCATTCTCGACACCCACCAACATGTTATTGGTTGCATTGGTGGTCATGACGTTGCCTTGCATTGCCAGAGAGCTAACGTCTGCCAGGGCACCAATACCGATACCGGCTGCCGCTGCGGCAGCCATGCTACCACCGGTGGCCCGCGTGCCCATTCCCTCCATGCCTGCCTGAGCGCCACCGGCAATGCCCTTGACGATACTGTTCGCGCCCTGCCCCATTGTCGCGTTACGTTCGTTCATGGCATTCATGTAAGAGTTCTGAATACTATTACGCGCAACATCAACCGCATTCGTGGCCGACTGACTCGCACGGTTCTGTGACCAATCAGCACTGGAATAGCCGTAGGCAATGCGGTTCTGGTTCGACGCCATGAACCCCAAATATGAATCGTTCACCAACGAGAATTGCGGCAGATTCATAATACCCGTGGTCACGTCAAGGTATTCGGCATAATCGTTCGGCAGCGTGTCAGACGACTTGTCCGCGAGGGCTTCCGTATCGGAGGCGTATTCTTTGCCATTGTACTTGAACGGGTAGAACGCAATACGCGAGTTCGGCGGCACAAGGTGCATTCCCATACCCACATACAGATCGTCCATTGCCAGACATTCCGGCTTGAGGATGACAGGGTTCCCGGTGTAGGAAGTCATTTCAAGCAGAGCGTACGGATAGGTCTGGAACTTTTTGAGATTACTGTAACGGGACGGAACAGCAATCTTGGCGCGCCAATCGTCCGCAATCTTGATAACGTCGGCAATCGCTTCACCACCGATCACGGACAAGACTTTCGCGTTACCTGCCCATGCGAGCGTCATTTCTGTTGAACTCACTCCGGCTTTCACTTCGGCGTAAATGTCGGGAACTGCCGTAATGGAAATGATGCCTTGAGTGACCCACGGAACCTCGGTAGCATACAACATGAATTGCATGAAATCGGTGGGAGTCATCAAATAGATTTCACACCCGTTAGGAATACGCTCCCAAATCGTGCCCTGTGCGGTCTGCAACTTGGGAGCATCAATGGTGCCAGGATCGATTTGCCATGTCACCGTGGTGGTTACCATGACTGTGTAGTCGGTGCTCTTGCCCTCGGCAATGATGTGTTCCATATGGTCCGACACAACATATTCCGAACCGGTATCCAAGCCCTCAGGGACCGTCAGGTATTCCCGTCCGTGATCCTTGAACTGGTTGGAGTTGGCAATGCCGATATGTCCGCGTTCGATGTAGCAGCGTCCGAAGGTGACGAACCGGGAAAAGGTTTGCCACACGTCCAGTTGGAGTGTGAGCCTTGTTGCTTGCGGCGCCATGTATTCCACGCCGACAATGAAATAGTAGAATGTGCGCGGCTCATCCGCACCCGTGATCGGCTGGGTAGGGTTCGTGACCCGAAGGTAGTTGTACTTGAAACATTGATTGAACGGCAGTCCGACAACCACCGGCTCATTCGCCCGAAGATAGGACGCGCCGGTAGTGTACTCCGGACCCTTCACCGGGGACGCGGTCCCATTGATGTTGATGACGCCGTGGTCAAGAAAATCGTCAAGTTGCGCTTGGGTGGTGTAGCCAACAATATCGCGGTAGCTACCGTCCCATGTGACGTTGTGGAAGGAAAGGGAACTGTTGGGTGCCCACGCGGCATAGTTGAAACTTTGACCGAACGTGTGTTCCTGGGCCTCACCATAAGGCGGATTGCTAATCATCATGCGCCTATCTGAATCATGCAGTTGAGCCATTTGTGATCTGACACGTTGCCAGGGTCAAGGGTGCGGGAGTCTACGCCGGTTGCACCGTATCCGCTGTACAGGGCGTCAATGTACTGGTTCCCGGCAGGATCATAGGTGTCCACCTTGTCACTGATCCTCGGGAATGCGCCGAGCACCTTGTCAGCGTCCATGGCGAAATCGCCCGCAATGACAACCGGCCATGTACCGTGCAGTTCGCGTGCCTTGGCGATATCGGCAATCTTCTGGGCCGGTGTGGCAACGGACGCTGGACGGGTGTGATTCACAATGAAATCCAACCCCTCCTCAGTGCCGATACGTTCCAGCGGCAGGCACAGCGCACCGTGATAGTTGTCACCGTACAGTACCTCGCGGTGAGCTCGCGGGTGCCATGCGCGATGATCGTAGAAGATGGTGACGGTTCCCGTGGAGAGACTTACGGCAACATGGTTCGGGTATTCCTTGAGAATCGTGCGGACCATGATTGGATCAGACTCGGTAATACCGAACAGGGAAACGTCCATCAACGCTTTCACCGTCCGTGCCCGCGTGACACTATCGGACGGCATCCCACCAAACCGATGATTCTTCTGCGCACCGAACGCTACACGGAACTTCACCGTGGCGGGAGGGGTGACGGATGCAGCGTCCAAATGGAAATCGGGGTCACGGCGGACACCACGGAAATAGTATCCTTGACGTACCTTGAACACGGACAGGGGTGTTTTTCTCACGCCGTATGCGCGACCGCGTGCCTCAATAACTGTATCAGCATCAAGCATGATACCAACATGAGAAATATAGCCACCCGAATAGAGGAATGCAAGATCGCCCAACTTCGGGTCGTCAACCGGCTGCGTCCTGTGGTAAAGACCGTTCGCGGTAGTGTCAGAACGCACATTCCCAGTAGCGCCATACCACCAGTACACCATGCCAGAGCAGTCAAACTTGTCCGGTCCATTAGCACCCCACACGTACGGTTTGCCAACCTGGGCCAACAGGAGCTTTTCAGCTTCAACAGTGTTCATTTCAGTCTGGCCTCTCGATTCGCAGCACTCGGTAATCATGAGTATATAGCAAAACACCCCGCACCGGTGAGGGTGCGGGGTGCTCCGAGCCACGGCTCAGGCTGCGGGGAACCGTGACAGCTTACGGGACGGTGACGGTGACAACATACACCTTCGCGGCACCCGCACCGTTGTCCACCTTGACGGTCACCGTGTAGCCGGGTGCACCGGCAACAACGGTAGTGGTCACATCGGGATCACCAACGGCGTCAACGAGCACCTTGCCCTTGTTGACAACCGTTCCGGCAGGCAGCGTGAGTGCATAGGTGAGGGTCGCCGGAACGATACCGGCAACCGGAACACCGGCAATCGTGATGCCCTTCAATACTGCCGTGACACCAGCAGGCCATGCGGTCTTGACCGTACCGGCAACCGTGAGGGTCGTTGCGGTCGAAGCGACCGGATCGAGCCTCGGGTTGGTCGGATCGGTCGAGACGGACAGTGCTGTGATTGCCAGGGAGGTTGCGGTCTCATTCCCTGCCACGTACAGGACGCCGTGCTGCGTGATATAGGTGTGGCTGGAAAGGTTGCCGGTCATGGTGTACTGGACTGCCACATCAATACCGGCAGGGTCAGTCACGGTCGAGGACGACAGGCTGTAGATTTCTCCACGCTGCACGGTTGTCTGAGTGACACCATCGGAATCGGTTGCCACGGGGGCTGCGACACTGGACACGGCGAATGCCTTACTGTTGATCTGGACGGTACCCGAATCCGACGTGAACATGATCGCCGGAACGAAACGGGAAAGGCTGTAAATGCCGTGGTGGTGCAGGAAGTAGTTTTCGTACAGGCCTGCCGGGTTCGGCTGGTTGCGGTTCTCGATGAGGGTATCAAAAACCATCCAGAAATCCTTGGTGGTCAGAATGCCCTGCGTACCGTCCACCCCGAAATGTTCTGCCGGGAGTGCAATGGTGCGCTCGAAAACCTGCTCCGCCTTTTCCAGATGGAACAGCGGGGCCAGAGCGAACACATCGATGGAAGCCAGGAAATCAGGGGTGCCGATGAGCACGAGGTCTTCGGCCTTGGCTGCCATGGGCAGGTGTGCCGCGTTGAACTGGCGGGAAAGGATGGGCAGCCGGTAGGCCATGCTGCGAATCTTTGCCAGAGCAATCTTGGCATCATCCGAACTGGTATTGATTCCGGCGAACTCGGGAACCTGAATCTTGTAGAAACCACCATTGGCCTCATTCTGCTTGAGCAGGTTAGCCATGATCAGGTATTCGTCCCACTGGTCCGACTTGAGCGGGGCCTCCATGATCTGCGCAATCAGGGTAGCGAGTCCCTGATCGTTCAGGAATGCACGGCGCAGGATCTTCTCGTTCACAGTGAACTTGTAGAAATCCTGACGGTTGACCTTGTGGTAGTTGACCTCAATGGCGGGACGTTCCTGACCGAAAAGGGTCTGCTCCATGTAGTTACGATCAGGATCGTAAGAATGGGCCTCAAGAATGTCAGACATGTACTCCTCAACGGTATCGCCAAAGGTCATGAGACCCTTCTTGAACACTCCGAGAGGGTTGGTCCACAGCGCACTACGGGCGTAGATCGCGCCAATCCGGTTCACGAACCCGTTGCTGAACTCATTCCAGGAGGGGCGGTAGTTGAGGAGCGACTGAACGACAGTCGCAATGTTCGACTGGTCAGCGAGCGGAATGCGCGTCTGATAGTCAAAGCTGGCATCCTCTCGAATGCCGTTGAGGATTTCCGCATTGGAAAGATCGCGGAGTTCCAGAATCTCGGTGTCCATGATTAACGCTTTCTACTGTTGAAAAGTCCGGCAATGCCGCCTTTTCGTTCGGGATCGAGCTTGATGGTTTCAGGCGGGTTACCCTGTTGGGCAATCACAAGATCGTAATTAGCGCTCTTGAGTCGGGACACCTCTGCCTGAGCCTGAGCGATACCCGTTTCCTTCTCGGCCAACTGTGAAGTTGCACCGTCCAACTGATCCCTCAACGCTTGATGTTCCTGCGCCAGGGTTTCATACATCGTCGCCGGGAGAGGTTCCTCTCCCTTGTGCTCGCGGATTTGCGCGAGTACCTCATCGAAATCAGCCATAAAGGAATGCTATCACCTATATAGACAGGGCGAAACCCCGGCGACCGTAACACTTTTTGGAGTGTCGTATTCGGTACGCCGGGGTTTCTTTACAAGCCAGCATCGGTTGCAACAGGTGTGCTAGGACCGCTAGCGGAAACAATCAGGGCCGGATCAACGGTGGTAATCCCTGACGCCACAACTGCCACTCAGGGAGGCGCGCCTCTTTGGTGAAAGGACATGTCCCCTTTTACTGTGCTGACAGGCTTTGTTACTTCTTGCCCTTGACCTCAGCCTCAGACGGGGCGTCACCAACGAGCGCTTCACCCTCGGTCGGCAGGACGGGTGCCAGGGCGATGTTGTGGGCGGCGATGAACTCGGTGACGGCCTGATCCACAACCTGGGAGAGGTTCTTGCGGACGGTCCACCGGTACTCTTCAATTGCGTCGTAGGACTCGGCGGAAATGGTTGCGGAGACGGACTTGGTTCCAGTCTTAGCCATGATGTAACAGCCTTTCAAAGATGCGGAGGCTGCCGGTTGCAGCCTGACAAGATAAAGCTTACCCGTTCTGCGTCACTATCGCAAGACTGTCATCACTGAGCTTCCAGTCAATATCGACAAGTACCACCCCACCAGGGACAACCTTCGGAGAGAGCTTGCCGGTAAATACGTGCCCGTTGAAATAGTCATCGAAACCTACCTGGGACTGTACGGACACCGGCAACCCCGCTATATGGGTGGTGAGCTTGCCGGTGGTGGCGTCCTGCTCGGTGTACACCTTGGGCCGTACATAGATTGCTTTGTCGAAATCCATTTCATGTTTCCATGCCCCAAGCTTGGACGGGTCGATATCCAAATCGGCATGATCCTTTGTGAACAGGTGGAGACTGTCCGTGTCGGCATAGGCGAACGTATCATAATTGGCTTGAGCCGCCCTGATCGTCACATCACGCGCATAGGCTGTGATAAAAACTCCCATCGGCGTATACACCGGGTCGCGCATTTCCTCGGCACCCGTCCGCAAATGCACAATGTTATCCTCCATAACAGGAACCTTCCCGGTCACGTTCGGATTCGTCGCAAACTTCCCATACAAAGAGTTCAACTGTAGTTTGGCGATAAGTCGCAAACCGCCCGTGGACGTGGCCTTTATGTGCATCCATTTGTCAATGAACTCATTGAACAATCCTGTCACGCCCCGGAAATACCACGTCCCCTCCCACGACAAGATATCCATATCGTACTGATCCTGCCACAATGCCAAATCAACATTGGTGCACACCATTGTTACCGGCTCAACGATTTCCGTCTGATAGAGAGTTGGCGCAAAAATGTTGACGTGTTTGATTTGAATACACGGAACATGATTCGGCTTGATCTTCGCTGTGAACGTGATACACGTCACGAACAACGGATAACCGTCCATCGGTTCCGGCCCACCCTCACGGAACACCGGCATATCAAACGGCAACACACGGTCATACATGACGGACGGATAAAGCGAGTTCACATCATACACTTTACCCTCACGGCATTGCACCACGCCCCGATAGCGTGTATCGGCATATACCCATCCTCCCCGGTAGGCACGCCTGATTTCGGCGTCCATTTCCAGAGATAAGATGGGGAACATTCGGTCAAAGTTGAGTTTCCCGAAACCCTTTTTGTACTCGAACAGGCTGTCGGCACCAACCGTGAGTTTGGTCATGCCCTCATTCAACTGCTGCTTGAGCGCCCTGGCCGGAATAATAACATCGTTCGATCCATAATCGATTTCCTCCGGTGTTAGATTATGCCCCGGTTCCCGGTAAGCATGGTAATCGATGCTGCCTTTGGTTTCCTCCAAATGAAAGGCCCTGGCAATCTCGGCAACCGGCATTGGTAGTTTTTTGAGGCTGTCCCGAAACTCGGTACGTTTACCACCATCTTTCCATTGCACAGTGATCGTGTACCATCTACCATCATTAGAGATGAGAGTTTGAAACTCACCTTTCATCATGCGACCGTCACCAACGTAATGCCGGTAACCGTTCCGCATCAACCAATCAACAATGAAACGGCCATCAAAGTTCAGATTGTGGAAATAGACCTGGGCGCTCATGGATTCCATACGCCTAATGAAACTCGGCATGTCAATACCATGTTCCACGTCAGGACAATCCTCATCAATGTTGGTGAGGAACCATGCCCACACGCGGCAATCGGCAGGGTCGGTAGTAGTTTCAAAGTCTGCCTGCCACCGCGAGCGGGGCGGGTTATGCGTCACCGCCATGTCAACTCAGAAGCGTTGTGCGGCTGCCCATTCGATCCACATGTCATGTTCGGAGAAAGCCTCATCGATTGCGTCATCGACTCCCTTTCGCCTAGAGTTCGTTTCCATAAAGTCTTTTATCTGCTTATATTTCAACGACGTAGTTTCCATAAAGTTTGTGCTGAATAGCAGCAAACCCATTTGGTCGTCAGTCAAAATATCTACATCGTGTGCAAGGTCGGGACGGCCCGACATTTCCATCATCTTCGCGTACGACTCACGACCATCCTGAATCTTTTTGTCGAACCAAGCCTGATCGGATTGCTGTATTTGCCGTTCCGTGAGCCTGCGTGCGGCAGCTTCACCGTCAATCTGCGTTGACTGCCGGTGAGCCTCCGACGGGCGATATGTTGCGTCGTCCATCATGCGGCGCAAACCCTCGGTTCTCGTTTTTGCCCTATGTTCCGCAACCGTCGTTTCCGACATGACCCCCGGCATGAGAATAGTGTCATACCGGCTGAGGATGCTTTCTTTCTTCGTGTTCGCCAACTTCTCGGCAGCCTTATATTCAAGGAACACGGACCTAGGCATCACCGACCGCGAATAGGCTGGGACGAACTGGTGAGCAGCATCCCTTTTCAGGAAATCTTTGAACTTTGAGGCGTACGAGGTAAGCTGGGTATCTGTCATTTGTTTCACGTTGACAGCGGGACGCGGATCGTATTTGGTACCCGACACGTGAGCGCCACTATTCTTTTTGACGCGGTACACCTTTTTCGTGACCAGGGAACGTAGCCGGGAAACCTCCCGGCGTAGCGCGTCATTACCTGCCATGTGCGTGTTTCGAGCACCGGCCTCAAGCTGGCCGGTGCCCGAAATCCCCTGTCTTGTTCGGTTGTGTGAGGGTGTAAACAGCACCCTAGCAGAACTACCTAGGGGTCAACTACGCCTCAATCAGGCGAGCTTCAACGTCATGAACCGGTAACCGTTCCGACCCTTGACCTCATCACACACAACCGACACCGGCCACGCATCCGACTTACCCGGCTCACCGAGCACACCCACAAAGTTACGCAGGGACTGGAGCACACCAGACGAAATGGCGTGGAACGCCTTGCCGTCATCGGTGATGAGGATGATCCTGGGGACATTGTTGATTTCCCCGGTCTTCTCGTCAGGCATCTGGATGACCTGGATCACGAAATCGGTCAGGTTGATCGGCTCGCGCAGGTGATCGGACAGGGACTCGGAATTGGTGATCGCGTCGAGCACCTTGAGCTTGCTTGCCTTGTCGTCACCCTTGACGGTCGAATACATTTGCAGTTCGCCCTTAGCCATGCCCTGGACGATCCCGGTAACGTCCATGACACTCGCAGAGGCAATGACCTCATCGGTGACGGCAACGTCGGTGGAAACTGCGTCATTCTTGGTAGCCATTATTGGCAGCCTTTCTTGGTTTACCACCCAACCCTTTTGCGGGGTGGCATCGTATCCGTGGCAGGCATCGAACCTGCTACACCTAAGTGCACCTTCCATTCACGGAACACCCTGACCTGCACCGTACCTGCGCGGTATATACGGAGCTGTAAACTTCGGTCAGATTGCCGGATTCAACCGGCTCAAACCAGCGTCAGTTGGGTCGAAGCAACCGGCCCTGGTAAGTCCAAAACAAACTGAGGCCAAAACTCCCTCGGCATCACAGTGATAATCCTGTCAGAATCCTGCGGGAAAGTCAACAGCTCGTGCGTAGTAATATTTTCAGCCGTGAGCTTGGCCGTCACGGACTTTCCCTGGCGGGAACGCTTGTAACTCGCGTTCACAATCCACTCAGCATTATTGATATCATCACATTGGGCCATGTCCTCACGGAACATGGACACCATTCGGAACATGACAGCACCGTTAGACATTGGAATGCCCGCCCTCGCAGTTTGCACATACGGCGCATTCGCACGAACAAAGAAACAGGTCAGGATCGCCACGTTCGATAGTCTGTTTGATAGGGAACGGGTGCTTGGGAAACATTTCGTACTGCGCCCTGGCAACATCAAACATCTCATGAGGCTTCAACACCGACAAGACAGCATTTGCCAAACTCATTGCGTAGCAGTACGGGCACAACGGAATCTGTGCATTGAATCCGTAGACAGCATCATACGGAACTTGAACAATCGGGAATCTGCCCTCAGTGCGGCAGGAGTTGCACTCAGCAACGGGTGGGTCCTTTGCAGCCATAAGTAAAACCTACACCCATCAACACTCCCGACGCAAGGTGCTG